TAACTAAAAAATATGATGAACTTGGGGATAAGGTAGTATCTGACGAGAATATATCCAGTTCTATCAATAAATTAAAAAATATGAAAAATGACTTATGAAAACATGCGGAATTTATCAAATACTTAATATAGCAAATAATAAGGCGTACATAGGACAATCAATAAATATTGAAAATAGATTTATTAGACACAAATATCAATTAAATAGTAATACCCATGGAAATAAAAAGCTACAAAATGCCTGGAATAAATACGGTGAATGTTACTTTAAGTTTGAGATATTGATAATATGTAAAAAAAGATCTTTAAAAAAATTCGAAAAACAACAGGTAGAAAAAATTTCTAAATATAAAAGATACAATATCAGTAAAAACTATGATAATTTGTATGGTATAAATAATCCTTTTTATGGGAAAAAACATACAAAAACCCTAAAGAAAAAATTATCAGTTATTGCTAAAACCCGAACAGGCAATAAAAATGCAAATTATGGTAATCAATATTCTACAGAAACACGAATTAAAGCTGGACATAATAAAAAAACCAAACTAACAAAACAACAAGTATACAAAATTCTCAATATTAAAAATAAGACACACCAAGAAATAGCAGACATATACAATGTGTCAAGAAGCGTTATTACTAGAATTAAAAATGGTAGTCGCTGGGGCTTAATAACTAATATCAAAGGAGATAATATATGAGTGGACGTGGATTAGATGTGGGGACATCTTATATAGTTTTAGCACAGAATAATTCTGGCTCAGTAGAGTATCGAGACTTTAGAGATGCCTTTTATATTATCAAGCCAACCACACCCGTTGCGTCCAAAATGATAGAAAAGGGTTTGGCCGGTAAAACATTTATCAAAGATGCTGATGGTTCTTTTATTCTCTTGGGCAAAGACGCCATTGAAAAAGCGATTGAAAGAAATGACACCGCTAAACGCCCAATGTATAGAGGCGTAGTCTCTGCCAAAGAAAAAGATGCTAAAAGAATATTAGCATTTATTCTCAAAGAAGTTGCTTAGCAGAATGTGGTTATGTTGCTAAGTCTATTAATGAAGCAGAAGCATTGTGCTATGCCGAACTAGAGTCTGTAGATTATACCGGTATAGGTATTAGTTGTGGTGCTGGCATGACCAATGTTTGTGTTATGTTAAACGGAGAACCAACTGTTATATTCTCAACCACAAAATCTGGAGACTGGGTTGATCGTATGAGTGCTGTCGCCACCGGGGAACCAGATAGTGTTGTTCAGGTAGAGAAAGAGGGTGGGGATTTTACTATTGGTGAAACTAGCGATAATCCTATTTTAGCCGCAGTATCAGCATACTATGAAAGACTCATTGATTATACTACTAAAAATTTAACAATGGCTTTATCTAATCATAAGTCATTACCAAAGTTTAAAGAGCCGCTAACTATAGTTATCGCTGGAGGAACATCCCAGGCTAAGGGTTATGTAGAGTATTTTAAGGCTAGTCTGGAAAATAATGGGTTCCCTTTGAAAGTTAAAGAAATCAAACAGGCTAAAGATCCACTACATTCTGTTGCCAAAGGTTGCTTAATAGCATCTCAAGTATTATGATATGTTATTCAGTAGTTTAAGATTTTTTAGTTTACAGTCCAAAAGATCATCTAAGTGGGGTAAAGTCAGGGCTGACCATCTTAAAAAGTTTCCTTCTTGTGCTTCCTGTGGATCGGTTAAAGACCTTGAGGTTCATCATATAGAACCAGTCAGTGTGAATCCTGATAGAGAATTAGATCCAACAAATCTAATAACATTGTGTTCAAAATATTGCCATTTTTATATTGGGCATTTAATGGACTATAATAGTTGGAATATTGATGTGATAAAGGATGCACAGGTGTATTTAAATAAGGTAACAAATAAACCCTATAAAATTAGGAGTACAAATTATGAAGAAAGTAGTAATTTGTATAATGCTTTTTTGTCTTGGATTCAGTGTATATGGCGGCACTATAGATCCAAATACTTCAGATGATAAGCATCTTGAATACGCTCAAGGATTCAAGTATGTATATAAAATATCTGGAACATACGAAGATAGTAAAAATACGTCTTTCTATGCTTCTTCCGTAGCCATAGATCCAGAATGGGTATTAACCGCAGCCCATGTAGTTCACAATGCAAAGTCTGGTTACATTTCTCAGGGCGGTGATAGTGATAAATATCATATCAAAAAATTTATTAAGCATAAGGATTTTGTTCCTAATAATTTTGGATATTATGATATAGCCTTATGTAAGTTAGATAAAAAATTAAAATTAGATTTTTACCCAACTTTGTATAGTGATAGTAATGAGACTAATAAAATATGCTCTATCTCTGGTTTTGGAGATACGGGCAATTTTTCTCGTGGAGTTTTTATTTCTGATGGACGAAAAAGAGCAGGATCTAATATTGTCGAATCTATTGATAGACATCTATTGATTTGCACACCCTCTAGTGTAAGAAAAACAAATTTAGAATTTTTAATAGCGAATGGAGATAGTGGTGGTGGATTATTCATTGATAATAAATTAGCTGGTATAAATTCTTGTGTAAATGCTGCTGATAAAAAAACAGATTCTTCATATGGCGACGAGAGCGGTCATACGCGAATTAGTGTATTTACAGACTGGATAAAACAAACTATAGAAAAAGAAAGATAATATTATGCTGCGTAGAAAAAAAGTGTCTTTATTACCATACATAAGAGAAGATATTAATAATCTTAGTCCATTTAGTCAGACTTATGGGTGGGAAATACAAAAACTTAATGTAGCAACCGCATGGTTAAAAACCAAAGGAGACGGGATTGCTGTAGCGGTATTAGATACTGGTTGTGACTTAGACCATGAAGACTTAAAACCAAATTTATTAAAAGGCATAAATATTATCAACAAAAAATTAGATCCTGTTGATAAAGCCGGTCACGGAACCCATGTATCTTCCACAATAGCAGCAGCAGATAACGGGAAGGGCATGGTTGGGGTTGCTCCTAGAGCCAAGATCGTACCAGTTAAAGTTCTTAATGACGATGGACAAGGGGATTTAAAACACGTTATAGAAGGCATCATATGGGCCGCTGATCGTGGCGTAGACTTCATAACCATGAGCCTTGGTTCTCCATCTCCAGCCACCCAATTACAAAATGCATTAGAATATGCACATAAAAAGGGATGTATAGTATTTTGTGCTGCCGGAAATGAGGGAGAGGATTCAGAGATAATGTATCCTGCAAAATATAACTATTCTATGGCTATTGGTGCGATAGATGAGAATTTTAATAGAACATCTTTTTCCTGTAGTGGACAGGAGTTGGATTTTCTAGCGCCGGGACAAAATATTTTAGGTTGTGTTCCCGGTAATAATTATGCTCTTATGACAGGCACAAGTATGAGTAATCCATTTGCTACCGGATGCGGGGTCTTGTTAAAGTCCTATTATAAACAATCCGGCCAATTGGATAAACTTAAGAGCATAGATGACTATATTAGTATTTTTAAGCAGAGTGCTATACCACTAAGAGATAGTAGATATCATTCTGTCAAAAAATATGAAGGCTATGGCATAATTAATCCAGCATTTTGAACTGTCTTTATATCGAACAGTTCATCAAGCACTTGCTTGGATAGTCTGCCTTCTTTCTTAGCTCTTTGAATTTCGGTATCTTGAACATATCTTAAATGTTTATTATACCTATTAATCTGTTGTTTTGTATAATAGGAACTAACTCTGGCAGTATCATTAAAAATTTCTATATTGTGTGCTTTGGCATGATTGATTCGGGCCTCTGATGATTTCAGAACATAATTCGCCTGTGCTTCTATCTCTCTGGCCGGAGCATAAGCAGAATTAACAAAATTATCTATACTTAGCGAAGGAAATGGATTCTGTGCCATAGAGGCTTGACAAAGCATAAAAACAACCAAATTTGTAGCAATTATAGTTTTCATCTTTCTAGGTATCCTATTCTATAAAATTCGTTAATACTTTTCTCAGATTCTTGTTGCCATGTGTCTGAATTTCTATATTCCCAACAACCACCACGCTCTGTTGGAGTATGTCCTATTACCGGAAAAGATTCTACTCTTGGAGTAAAATCAGTATCTCCTTCGTAAGACATTACTATTTTAGGTATGTGCTTATATCCCATATAGGCGGATAGTGTTTCGTCATCTCTCCATGATTTGCCAAGAAATTGATCTTTTAGTTCTTGTAAGTCAAAGAATCCTCTCTTGTACGAGACTGTTTTGTATCCCTCTAGAATTTTAACCCTAGTATCTTTTGCTAGTGTTGTGCAAAAATGGCACGATCCGTCCAATGCTCCCATACCGGCGAATCCGATTGCGGCATCTGGATATTTTTGTCTAGCTTTTATATGGGCTTCTACCATACCATCCATGTAAAATAAGTCATCATCAGCTACAATTATTATATCTTCGGGATCTGTTAGTCTCTCTAATGTTGGTAAGATCTTAGTAATTGATCCTACATCTTCAGTCCTATATACTTCTAAATGAGGATATTGAATTTGATACTGATTTAGCCATTCTGGTAGATGAAGTGGTTCGCCTGTTAACTTATATGTATTAGGAACATTAAAATGTACACGATATGAAACATTACTTTGTTCTAATAGTGTTTTCAATCCTAGTCTGGCGCCCATATATTCTTTAGGCTCCATTAGTCTATTGGGGATAGTGGTTAGAGATACAATAACTTGAGGCATGGTCTATATCCTATGTAAAAAAAGTGTTTGTCTACCATTGAATAGCAAAGTATATCCCTCGTTAACTAATAGTGGAGATAATAGTTTGTCTTTACCTCCGTCTTGAGTTACAAAATCTGTATCATCGATTAGGATGAGATGAATATTAGATAATTTATCTTTTGCTGCAAAATATGCTTCTAAATGATTTTCCGCAAAATTAGGAGTACCTTTGTCCCACCCGTCTAAATACAGAACATCTATATTTGAATTAAAATTTTTCAGAAACGATATACCGTCTTGTGGTATATGAACATTAAGATTTGGTGGCGGCTGTTCTCCAATGTTTGAATAGCACCAGTTTACGCCATTTAAACAGTTTGGGTCTATATCTACGGTATGTACAGTAAATCCGGCCCTAGTCCAGAAAAAGGTTGCGTGTCCATCACAGCAACAAGGGGGTGATATGTAGGGATCTATAGGTACACTATCGTAGTAATCGATACATTTTTGACTGGATGATAATCTAGTAGACCCAATCTCTACAACCGTTTGTAAATTCAATAATTTGGCTATCTCTATAGTTTTTTTGATGAATGGAGCGGGTTTGGATCTGCGTATATCGTAGTCTTCTCCAGTTAGACTATCGTATGACCAGTATCTTTTATCGATCTTAAAATCTAGCAATAGCTTATTTAACTTTTGAAATGTATTCATATATTCATCAATTCTTCAATATTTAAAATTTCTGATAGTACTTGTACGTTACCTCGACAACTACCATTCACATTATACCAGTCTCGTCCATTCATGGCAACATAAATCATATAGTCTATGTCTTTGAGTAGCATCCTATGTTTTTCTGTTATTATCTCTAGTTGTGCTTTGGGGTCATTAGATGTTTCAAAAGACACATAATGAAACTCTGGAATGAGTGGGTTGTGAAAGCCTGTAGAAATTAATTTGGGTCTCAAAAGAACCGATCCTACTCCTAAAATCTCAATATCTCTATTGCATATTTCGGCTGCTCCATCCAAACTTAAACCGATTTTATGAGCATTAATTTCATTCGTATAGTCAACATAAGAGAGACGGTCACTATGAATTTTTAATGTTTTTGATGAACTATTAGCAATGCTGTCTAATAAAAATCTACTAGAATATAAAAATCCTCTAAAAATTAAGTTATCATATATTTTCTTTTGAAAGTCTGTATTAATACTATTAATAGTTTTTTCTATCTCTTGATGATAAACACAATATGATGATGGTATAATGCCATCATAAGATTTGGCATCTACCGCCGAATAAATGCCTAAACATTTTGAGTTATCCCACTCACAATTATCATTTAGTAACTCACATGCTCTGTCCCAATAAGTTACTACTTTGTAGTGTTTCGTTTGTTCATTTTCAATAATAAGATGATGTGGTCCATCTCTATGACCATAATTATTATTGTAACTAATACTTGTATTATCTACTACAACAGCATCTCCATAGATAGATAAATAGTGATTAAACAGATTTTGATATATGGTGGTGGGCATCCATCCACTAAAAGGCGGCTGAAAATAAAAACGTAATTTGGCTCCCATAGATTATCTTTCTGTGGGGTGTCCAATCTTATGACCATTAGCCTTAATAGCCCTGCTCATAATATGATGATTCCAACCAAGTTCATAAGGAACATAGCCTGCCACCAGAGCAGATACTCCTATTTCAAAACCTTCGGCCCATGTTCCTTGTGTAAAAGGAAGCGCAGATAGATAATCATGAAACCACTTAAACTGTACATAAAATTGTTTTAGCTTTTTAGAATTTAGAAAAACTAACATATATTCTGCTGGTAAAGAAGCGTCATCCCATTCTGGTTTGGGATTATTAATAAGATCATAATTAAATAATTTATGCCAAAAAATACCATGAAAAGGATTGTTCTTTGAATGATAGTCTGCTAAGAATGATTTGAATTTGTATTCATTACGAGGCGCCAGGAAATCATATCCTTGAGATAAAACAGTGTTAAAAAATCCCTGTATTTCATTCTCATCCCACCACTCTAAAGAATTGTCACAGTCTGTCCAAATTACATTAAAGTCATGTTCCAATTTAACTAATTGTTCTAGGCATCGATACCTCATATTAAAATTAAAATCACTAGCGGGTCCGTCTGGACTGCCTATAGGTAGTCTAATCCTAAAATCATCTCTGGATATTACATCCATAAGTATCCTATTATTCGTACCATATTTCTCCATAATAAGACTAGGACAATCTGTAGTTATAGCAAAAAAATGATTGGTTTTTGTTAATACCTCATCTACTAATTTACATGTATAGTCTCTGGTATAATTTTCTCCCAAACTCAATGTTGTAAAGTATATAGGTTTCATTTCTTTTTCCTAAAGGCACAGTAATAGTATGTTTTGTCTCCAACATCAATCTTTATCTTAAAATTTTTGTTGTTATAGTTAATTAACTCTAAGCTAGGATAATATTGAGACATTATATCATCATCTAAATCAGGCTGCAAATGAACCTCGTATACATTATCGTTTACTATATCTTGAGGCAGATAGTATGGGACTATAACTAATAGTTCTGTGCATTTACTAGCTAATTTATTAATAAGATTAACACCGTCATCCCTAGATAAATGCTCAAGTACATCTCCCATAATAATTAA